ATGTGAAACATTCTAACCATTCCTGTTCCTGCAAGTCAGGAATCTGCCGCCTCGCTTGATCAGTCAAGCGGGGATTTGGCAGTACCGGGATGTTCCGGATTAAAACTTGCATTATGGAAATTATGATCTTTTTTATTACTATGTTGGCAGTCCTAATCGGATTAGCTGGATTATGTGACTATTTAACCCATAAACTAAAATGAATTTAGATGCTTATTATGATGATCTGTACGAGCGCACAGAGACATCAGCAGAGCATTGCGAATATTGCGATGCCAGAATTGAAAAATGTAAATGCCATAAACACGATGATTACGATCGGAGGAGGGATGAAGAACATGAATAGTTTATTTGACAGATTGAAGCCAGAGCATAAGGCAACCTTAGAAAGCCAAGCTAATTTGTACCCGAGTTCCATAAAGCATATCATCCAAGAACTCAACAGTAGCTACTCATTCATTGATTTGAAGTATGGAAGCGTTATTGCTTTAAGCAGTTTTTGCAGCTTACCGAATTATGACATCCTAACTATTAACAACTTATTTGAAAAACATGAGAATATTAGCAGTTAAAACCACAGTAATGCCAGATGGGCATCGTATTGAATGGCAGAACGGGATGCCACAACATAAGTATTTAGCGATGGATGATCAGTTATTTAACCGATGGACTACCTATATACATGCACAAGTAAACAAGATCAAGGGCATTAACAAGGTAAAGCCAGGCGGAGTTGGTTACATTGAAGGTCAGGAATCGGCGCTAAGGTTAGCGAAGGAGATACTGGGATGATGCACTTTCACGAAGATGAGGATCGAAACAAGAATCGTACCTTCTGGACGATCATGTTTGTCATGATATTACTAGTTATGTTTTTCGTAATGGAGATTTTTGTGAGGTTTTATTTGCAAGTGACATAATAATTTTTTACTTTAGATACACCGACTGGAAGCGGTATTTAAAAACATTTTAAGAGCCTTATTTCGGGGGCGGATCTTCCAGTCCAAACCCGGCATAAGGCATTTTTATTTTATGAGTACAGAAAACAAAAAACCAAATCTACCAGCAATAGTCAAAGATTTGGGACTATCCGTAAAAATGGATAGTTTAAACACCTTGCTAAATTCTAATCCTCCATCATCGTGGATGCGTGAACACAAAGGATTAAAGTACCAACCGATTGAAAGGGTAAAAAATAACCTGGTTACGATCTTCCAAGATTATGATTGGTCGATTAAATCCGTTTCGATTATGGCAAACTCAGTATTGGTTTATGGAACGCTTTCCATATTCAATCCTATTACCGGAAGGCAGCGCAACTTAGATGGCGTTGGTGCATGGCCGATTCAGTTAGCGAAGGGTTCTAAACCTTTAGAGATCGAAAACATCATTCAAGACGCAATCCAGAAAAATGCACCAGCTGCTGAAAGTCTGGCCCTAAAAAATGCAGCTTCTAAACTTGGTAAATTATTTACCGATGGCGGATCCGATGTTGAGTTTAATGGAATGTACTCCAAGGAAGTACCTATGGATGATATTAAAGCAGCGCAACAATGATAATTACCGGAACACAAAACGAAAACCAGCGCACTCCAGAATGGATACAATCGCGCATGGGCCGGTTCTCATGTAGTCAATTACACAGACTAATGACTGAGCCAAAAGCTAAAGCCGACAAAGAGGCTGGTAAACTATCCGATGGCGCAATTACTTATGTAATGGAGTGCATCGCTGAGAAATTGACTGGCAAACCAGCCAAAGATGATTTCAGTTCAAAGTACACAGATTGGGGCGTAATGCACGAACCAATCGCTATTGGTATTTATGAGGAGGTTTTTCAAACCAAGGTAACGCAATTAGGTTACATTCCGTATGGAGATAACTTTGGAGGTTCGCCTGATGGCTTGGTAGATGACGATGGCGGCATTGAAATCAAATGCCCTTACACAATTACTGCGCATTTGGTTCACTCGCTTACAACTGATCTAAAAGCGGATTACAAGGAGTGCTACTGGCAGATTATTGGTTACATGATAATTACCGGGCGCGAGTGGTTCGATTTCGTATCCTATCATCCAGAATATCCGGGCAAGTATCAATTCAAACGTATTCGTTTAGAACGTGCAAATTTGTTCATTGACATTGAACAAGCGGAAAAGAAAATACAACAATCAACTGAATATTTAAACTCAATTTTAAACTCAATCTAATGGCAAACAAACCAATGCACGGATCAATATGCTTGACCGATCTCGGAGATGCTTTCAAAGCAGGACACTCCGCATTTAACAAGTCCGAAAAAAACGGAAAAGTTTACGCTAATATAGCAGTCTGGATGAATGACGAACCAGATCAGTACGGTAATATCCTTTCCTTTCAGCTAAACTCAAAAAAGGATGCGGCCGATGATAAGGTATATTTCGGTAATGCAAAACTGCCTGATGCTGGTAAAGCTGCACCTGCGCAGAAATCAAACGCAAAGGATGATGATATGCCATTTTAACCAATACCCGGCTAACAACCGGGTTTAAAACCTAAACCATGATAAATTTTTATATCGCGCCAGGACTATCTTACATACATTTGCAAGGTGCTATTAAAAGCGCAAAGGAACATAAACAATCTAAAAAAGAAATAAGGCTATCTGAAAACGAGGCTTTAGCTCACAGAATTATGCTTGTTGTATCTGAGCATTATAATATTACAATTGAGCAATTACGGAACGAGTGCCGCAGGAGTGAGTTCAGAACTGCTCGACAAGTCGCTCAGGATTTAATTAGATACAAGGCAGAATTGCCTCTAAAAAAAATAGGCAAAATGTTTAACCGACATCACACAACTGTGATTTATTCACTTAAAAGCATTGCCAATATGCGAAGGTTTTATAAAACTTTTGATGCGGAATATAGGGAGATTGAAAGCCATGTTTAACCATTTACACCAAAAAATACTAATGGACTTCTTTAGAAGAAGGTCATTAATGAAATATAGTATTGATGATATTTGTGATGCTTTGATACATTACTATGGCAAAAAAACTAATTAAAACTAATGGCCAAGGCGATGCTCAGGAACTTGGTAAGGTACAAAGCTACAAAGCAAAGCCAAAGCCTTACCGAGAACCTGATGCCTTACGCGCTTATCGCTTAGAACGTGAACGATTTTTCTGGAAAAAGTACCCAGAGCAAAGGGCAGAGATTGAAGAACGAGTAAAACAAATGCAAAAAGAATGGCAAACTCAGGACAAAAGAAAATAGACTACACCGATCCCCTATCCCAATACAAATCCCACAAAGCCTACAAGCCAAAAATTCAGCATGAGTGGTCGGCCCAGTTAGCGTTTTGTAAATGGCTAAAGCTGCAACATCCGGATGTTCGTTTTCGTTCAGATATTCAGTCAGCCGGGAAGCTATCTCCACAGATGCAAAACATTAAACTAATCATTGATCCCTGGAGGGCATGGCCCGATATTCAGATTTATTATAAGGTTGGGAATTACTGCGGATTGATGATTGAGATGAAACGCCTGGACTCCGGGACTTTCTTAAAGGATGGCAGTCTGTCAAGCCAAAAGCATGTGCAGGAACAAGCGGAAATGCACCAGTATCTGAGAACTTTAGGCTGGTCGGTTTGCTTTGCGGAAGGCTTTGATCAGGCGAAAAGAAAGTTTGAGGAATATATAAATAATTTGTAAATTGCAATTAGAATTAAACGAACTATGAAAGAGTTAAGGGACTTTTATAGTTGATTTTTATATTTAGATGCCTGAATAATAACCCTTATATTATCAGGCTTTTTATTTTTATGGACATAATATGTCAAAAATGCGGATTAGTAAATGACTTTACTGAACGCCAAGCCGGGCCGCATATTTCGGCTTATTGCAATGGATGCGGAAATTATATAAAGCATTTACCACAAGGCAAACCAATTACTCTTTATTTCGGCAAATACAAAGACCGAGAATTATCATCAATGACAAGCGATGAGGAGGTTAGGTATTTAATTTGGTTATCTCAGGCCCCAGGGATCAAGCCAAAATTAAAACAAGCTATTGACTCTCATATCAAAACAGTATGACAGATCCAACTATTTCTTATTTCAACAATGTAAGCCATACCAAAAAAGGAATGAGCCTTACATTCTCCGACTTTTTAGAGAAGGTCAAAGAAGGATTTTGGCAGGATCAGGTTTTAAATTATCGTAATAACAAAACCGATATTAATAAAAAATCACTTCCTTATGTCACTATTTCTGGACTATTTAAAGAACGAAATGCAGATTCATTGACACAACACTCTGGTTACATTGCCATAGATATTGATGGACTTACAGATCTAAATCATGTCAGAGAGCAAATTTGTTGTGACAATAATTTCTACGCGGTTTTTGTTTCTTGCGGCGGTGCTGGACTTTGTGCCATTGCAAAGATTAATCCTAAACTGCATTTAGAAAGTTTTAACTATCTCAGCAAGTACCTTTACGAAAAGTACAATATCATTGAGGTTGATGAAAAATGCAAGGATATAAGTCGGGCCAGATTTGTCAGCTACGATCCGGATTTATACATCAACAAGGAAGCGCAAATTGTTTCCGTTAAGGCTTATCCAAAAAGTAAGGATAAAAACAAAAGCTATGTTTTTGTTGATTCAGAGTTTTCCGATATAATCAAGAATATTGTCTCTAAAAAGATTGATGTAACTAATGACTATGGGGACTGGGTAAATATTGGATTTGCACTTGCTGGTAAGTTTGGTGAAAATGGCCGCGATTATTTTCACTCGCTTAGTCAATTAAACCCAGAGTACAACCAAAGGAAAGCGGATGAAAAATATACTCATTTACTAAGAACCAAAAAGGATCCAACAGTTCCGATTGATTTTATTTACAACCTTGCAAAAAAGGAAAATATCGAAGTCCAGGCGATTGATGAAAATAATATTGTAAACCAGCTGAAGAATTTTATCGGTAAAAATTACAATATGAAACGGAATACAATTTCCCGAAATATTGAGATTGATTCAGTTCCGCTCAATGACATTGACATAAATTCTGTATTCCTTAACTGCAAAACCTTTATTCCAAAGGCTACAAAGGAACTTGTAAAAAGCGTGATATTCTCAGAATTTACAACCGACTACAATCCGTTTCATGATTTCCTATTAAAGAACATGAAAATTAAAGGATCCGGAAGTATTGACAAATTGATAAAATCAATCCAAACGGATACTGAGAATCATGATCTGTTTATAAAAAAATGGCTTACCTCTTTAATGGCTTCCATAAACGGAAAACACTCTCCTTTGGTGCTGGTATTAGTCGGAGGTCAAAACACCGGTAAAACAGAATGGTTTAGGCGTTTACTGCCAGATCAGCTGAAAGCCTACTATGCAGAGGACAAGTTAGATCAGGGAAAGGATAGCGATATTCTAATGACCAAGAAACTAATCATTATGGATGATGAAATGGGCGGAAAATCTAAAGCTGAAGCCAAGATGCTAAACCGATTGACATCAAGCCAGACATTTTCAATCAGAGAGCCATACGGCGTAGTTTCCGTTGATTTAAACCGATTAGCTATGCTTTGCGGTACAACTAACATTGAAGGTTTATTAAGCGATCCTACTGGTAACAGAAGGATTCTGCCAGTACGAGTTCTGAGTATTGATCATGCGCTTTATAATTCTATTGATAAGACTGCCCTATTTATGGAAATGTATCATTTGTATAATTCTGGATATAACCACAATTTAACAAGCGCGGAAATTCAGCTGCTTAATGATAGTACCGGAGAATTTAAAGCGGTATCGCAAGAAGAAGACATGATTTTAAAATGGTTTGAACTACCAACAAGTCCACAAAATAGTGAGTTCTTTTCATCAACTGAGATACTGAGTTACATAAAGGTTAGATCTCAGGTAACTTTGTCTCCAGTAATGATTGGATTAAGGATGAAATCTTTAGGTTTCCAAAGGAGAATGAAAAAAATAAATAATATTCCGGTTTATGTTTGGGAAGTGGCCACAGTAAATACCAATGAAACAGTAAATAATAGCTACCAGGATGATGTTTTTTAAGGTAGTAAGGTAGTAAGGTTGATTTTTTTTTAGTCAACCCTACTATCTTGGTTTAAATATCCGTAAAGGCTGAAAAGTAGTAAGGTAGTAAGGTAGTAACTATATTCTATATAATATATGAAACAGATAATGTATATAGTGTATGTAATTATTTGTAAGTATAAAACTACACCTTACTACCTACTACCCTACTACCTTTTGCCTTTACATAGGTTTAAAGGCACTTTTTAAAATTTCAACCCTACTACCTTTTGCAAAAAGTAGTAAGGTTTAACGCTAAAAATGATAAAAAATGGAGTTGATTTTAGACAAAGATTTAGTAAAAGCGTGGGATTTAGTTGAAAAATTAGAAATCGGACAGATTTTTACCCTTGCAAAAATCCCAGACAATCGCCGGGCCCTATTCATCCGCTGCATCAAACAAAGGATTGATACTTTAAATGATTGCGAGTTTAATTCGGATTATACAAAAATTAGGAAGTTATCAGATTTTTGTAACTTTGATTTGAATAACCAAAATATTTCAAAATGGAAAACAGAGGCGGCGCAAGAGAAAATGCAGGTAGAAAACCTAAATCAGATGAGATAGCATTAATTGCAAGATTATCACCTATGGATGATCTGGCGTTAAAATTGCTAAATGATAAGTTAGAGGAAGGCGATATGGCAGCGCTTAAAATGTTTATGGAATACAGATGGAGCAAACCGAAGCAAGAGGTTTCCGTAGATGGCGATTTGTTGTTAAGCATACCTGCTCCAGTTATTTACAATACTGCTCCGCCATTAGCCAATAATGAAAATGAGATAGATAATGTTTAAATCCTCTCCTGTCTTTTATGAGAATTACGAGGCGAAAGAAAAGGTCCTAATTAACCAGGGTGGGACATCTTCTAGCAAGACCTACTCAATTATGCAACTGCTATTTTATAAAGCAGTCACAGAGCAGAGGTCAGTCATCACAGTAGCCGGTGAATCATTGCCTAACTTGCGCAAGGGTGCGTACCGGGATGCGGAGAATATCTTTGCAGATAACAAATACTTGCAATCGCAGTTAAAATTCTGGAATAGAACCGAACGGATTATCTATTTTAAGAATGGATCTCTGATTGAGTTTGTATCCTTCGAAAATGAACAGTCTGCAAAGAATGGTAAGCGTGACTATTTATTTGTAAATGAGGCTAATGGTATAAGCTACCAGATCTATTGGCAGTTAGCCATTAGGACCAAGAATCAAATATACATTGACTACAACCCTACCAATGAGTTCTGGGCGCATACTAAATTAATCGGTCAGCCAGATACAAAGCTAATCATATCAGATCATCGCCATAATCCATTTATATCTCAGGAGGATCATGATAGAATCGAAGCGATTAAAGACTTAGACTTAGAGTTATGGCGAGTATATGCCAGAGGTTTGACAGGCAAGATTGAGGGCGTAATATTCCGTAACTGGGCCATATGTGAACGGATCCCAGAGGATGCGGAACTAATTAGCTATGGCATTGACTTTGGTTTTACGAATGATCCTACTGGCATAATAGAGGTTTATAAATCAGGCGGTGAGTTATGGGTAAATGAGATGTGCTATGAGACAAGACTAACTAATATGGATATATGCAGAAAGCT